AAGTTTTCCTGTTTGGGCGTTATGTAGGTTTTTTTGAACAACTCATAAGCCTCGACAATTTCAGTCCTTCCTCCTAACTGAGCTGCGGTCTTAACTCCAAACAACATCGGAGATGTAATCCGGTGGCCCGTGAATATTTCCTGCTGAACCTGGTCGTTTAACTGAAGGAATAATTTATCGAAATCTCCTGCATTCAGACTTTCAAGTTTTGCCGCCCTCTCCGGGCCGTCTGAAAAGTTAAGAATAAACCTACCAGCGTTGTCCGATCCTGCAAACTTTTCCTCTATCTCAGCCTCCATCTCCTCCTTCTCCTTAGGGGTGGGCTGACCGTTCATAAAATTAATCAGGAACGACCCCCAGAATCCGTTTTTTATGTTGTTTAGATGGAAATTGGAAATCTCAAAGTCTATCTCACAGTAAGGAATCGCCCCTATATAACCAGGCAGCGGATAGGCCAGCATCCCGGGGCGGTATTCTTTGTAGTAGTACAACTGTTTACCCCTCCTCTTAGTGGGGTCGAACGGCTTGTAAACTTCAGAAGACTCAAGCTCCATCGGTTTTCTGTTGCTCCAGTCCGGGGAGTAGAGATAAGTCCCGTCTATTGCTTGTCTTATCTTGGAAAAGTCTTTATGGTAAATCTCACTAACCCCTCCTGAATTATTCCAGACCACCACACAGGCGAAACCTCCGAATATCTCAACATCTAAGGCGACCTTGAAAGAGACCTCCTTTAGGCTCTCGTATTTGTTTGCATTCTTTATGAACTTCTCACCCCTGGCCCTGTCTTCTATCTGACCCACAGGAACCTCCCATCCATTGCCAGCAATGTAATCAGCCTTACCTGAGATAATGGCGTTATGCTTGGCCGAGCGGTTGAAAAGGTCTAAAAGATAATTAGGATATAAATTATTGATCTTCTTCAGCTCCCCTGTGAATGAACCGTATTCGATCCATCCCTCCCGCTTTGACTCCTTGAATTCTGGGGTCTTGTGGGCGTTAAATTTTACGACTGATAAACTGTCCATGTCTCTGTCGGGGAATATTCTACGTTACTGCCTGCGGTGCCTATCACCCTTACCCTGCCTCTCTCAACTTCTTTTCCTGTGTTGTTTATGCTTAAATTATTATCTGTCTGCTGGTAGACTATGTACTGCCAAAATCCAGCGGTATCTAACTTAACCACTCCGTTGACATTATCCTCCGTGTCGTTCTCTTCGATTGATATTAAGTTGTACCTGTACTTATAATCAGAGGTGTCTGCACATATACAGGTCTTTTCCTGAGAGGTCACCTCGTTGATGAAACGAAATAAATAAACAGGATTGTCTATTGTCGTCTTCTCTTTTAAAGAAAGATACACGGTATTAACCTGGCCTTGTGTTATTGTTATCATAAATGTATAAAAAAAGCCCCGAACCTAATCGGGCCGGGGCTTCTAAGTTATCAACACTACCCTACGCTGCTACCGTAAATGCCGGGTACAGTCCAGAACTTACCACATTTGCCGGACTTGGCTCCTTACCCATAAAGGTCAAGGTATATCCCTGAAGGTCTCCGAATGCCTTACCAGTCACTCCTTCTCCTTCTGTTAAGTCCATGTACCTGGTCTGTCCGAACATCCAGTAAACACCGTTGTTGTCTTTGAAGATAAAAACAAGCCTGTTCTGTGCCAGGTTCTTGATCTCGTTTCTCAAAGAGGCCGACAGCTTCTTTAAGGTAAAAGAGATAACCTGCTCATAGAACGTGGTTCCATTCTCTACCGATGTCCTGATAGATTCTGTTGCCGAGGCGTTTTCCTTCTCCATGTTATACGTCCAGAACTTACTCCCGGATGCCATTGTGATGGCCGTGATAGTTCCTGAACTATCCGTAACAGATGTTACATTGCTTGCCTCCGCTATGTAGAGGGTTTCGATACCCCCTACCGCATCCCGGCAGTCAATTGAGCGGCCCTGTATTAACGTACAAGCCATTATGCGTTGGTGTATTGAACGATTTCAGTTGGGAAGGCTATCTGCGTTCCTGCTTTGAATTTTGCACTCAGCTTTATATTCTGGTTGTCTTTCGAGTACCAGATGTCGAAGTTTTCTTCCTCATTCAAAAGGTCAGTTCCAAAGTACAGGTTAGAGGTTCTTGCCATGATCATTCTGTTTTTCTTTGATGTTGGCAAAGCTGAGTCGTTGCTGGCGTTCAAACCGTGAACAGCTACCACCGGGATGTTAAGCCCTGGTATAACGATCTCACCTGCATCAGCAGCACCACCTGGCTGGTAATGGAACCAGTTGTTATTGATCAGGTTGGTTACAATCAGTCTGAATGTATCCCACCCTACAAAACATTTCAAATCGTCGGCTCCAAGTACATCCGCTGGAATTACGTTGTACATATTCTGCAACAACGTGATAGCGTTTGAGCTGGTGATTGACGTTGCTCCAGATGTGTTACCATCGACCGCTGTTCCAGCGTCAGAGATTTGTTTCAGCAATCCTGCGAACTGCTTTAAGTTGGTGTTGTAGGTCTGAGAGGAATCTCCCTGCCATACAGCCATCTCAAGGTTCTTGTTGATGTTCTTGACCTTCTGCTCAACAATGAACTGCTCAAACGGGAGCTGATCGTGTGTTGATCCGGCCTGTACTTTTCTCTGCAAGAACTTTGCTTCCAAATCTTCAGGACACAGGGTCTCTTGAACCATGATCTTGCTGACGGTCATCGTCCTTTCACTGAAGGTCGTTGAGCCTGAGGAGTTGTAAGAACAACCCGAGTCAGCCTGGAACTGTGCGTTAGAGGTTAGCGTTGTGAGCTTTTCGGAACTCTTAACGCCTACCATTGTTTCAATCATGGAGATGGTTTTCGCTCCGAAGATTGATGCCCGGAGAATCCTGTCCTCGTTCTCGTGGACGTAGTTTGTTAAATCTGATACTGTGAATGCCATCTTTCTTAGTTGTTATGTTGTTCTACTTTCTTTTCAATCAGAGCGAATTTTCTGTCGATCTTTTTTGCGTCGTAAACGCCAATGTTTCGAAGGTCGTCACGATACTGGCGTTTCCAGTCAGCGACGTTGAACTTCTCTGTCTTGTTGACCGGCTTCTCTTCTTTTTCAGAGGATTCAGCAAGGAATTTTTCAAGCACCGTAGAGATAGTTTGATTGTCTTTTGATTGCTTGCTCATGGACTCTTTCAAAGTCTTTACAGCTTCGCTTATCTCAGCGGCCATAGAGACCTGTCCTTTGATCGCATCTTCCAATGCGGCAATCCTGGACTCAATGCCTTTATCTTCTTTCATTTCTTCGACTTTATCGGCAATGGCCGTTACAGCACCATCGGCTACTGTGATAGTCCTTCCATCGCTCAACTCGTGGTCTCCGTCAGGTACCGGCAGCATCTCTCCGGCTTCGGTCATAATAGAAACGACAGTCCCTTCAACAAGGGCATCCCCTTCGTAGGTGATCTTAGTGCCGTCGGCCAGCTCGGCCTCTGCCATCTGTACTTTTTCTTCGAGTACTGTCTTTTTTTCATCCTCTGAGAGGGATGCAAACAGCATCTTTGCCAGTTTTGCCTTTAGTTCCATTGATCTTTTTTTTAAATAGGTTGTATTTTGATTTTGTTCACTTTAAAGCCTCGATAAGCATCTCGATGATCTCCTGCTCCTCGTCCACTATCCGCTCCTCATCGAAGAACCCTTCAACAGAAAATCCTTTGAATTCTCCGGTCTTTATGAATTGCTCCCATACATCTTTGTTGTCGACTTTGTATGAACCATACCAGGAGCCAACGGGTAAATCCCACCCTTGAGGGGACAGTGTTTCGGTCACCTGGAACGATTCAAACATATACACCCCGTCGAGTTTGGCCGTCGGGTCGTGCATCTGGTTTACATTCGAGGTCGACCCGTTTTTGAAGAATTTATGAATGATTCTCTCGATGGTTGGAGCGTCAAATACGACGTAATACTCCCCCCGCTCGTCTCTTCTGTAGATAGGCATATTAGCCACCATTAGCGGCCCGGAGATTATCTGCCTGTCCTTGTCTGCTTTAAACCTTTCCTTGCCCGCAAACGCCTGCCAGTTCATTTGAATGGCTGGATCGTCAACAAGGGCGACAAAATCCACCCCCCAGCTTCCCTCCTCAGGGACTATCATTCTATATACAGGTAGCTTCATGTCTTAAATAGCGTTAAACTGATTTAGTTCACTTTACCGTTGCCGCTGTTTGTATTCGAGATACTTTTTTTTGCACTTTGGTGATGTCGGTTTCCGTGACAAACACCTTCACCGGCTCTTGCAGTATCGTAATGTTGTCCGGGCCTCTCTGTGCGGCCTGAGGTATGTCAGGCAAGCCAGCGGTCGCCCTTGAAAAGGTAGGTGTAGAGATGCTAACAGCCCCGGCTTGTTTCATGGCCTGTTTGGCGGCTGCGAAGTTAGCCACTATACGAGCAATGCCGGCAGCATAGAAAGCCGCACCCTCTATAATTCCACCTACTCCCCCGCCTTTTAAAGCACCCGAAGCAGCGGCGGCCTCAGTGCCTTTAGCCAGTGAAGCCAAAGCAGAGACAGAATCCAGGGCCAGCTGGGCGACCGTGATGTCCCTCTTTATCTTGACCAGCTTTTTGTCGTTGTTGGTCTGCATCGAAAGAAAATCGCCCAGCGAATTAGTCAATGATCCGGCCAATGAAGATAAGTTATGATTCAAAGCTGTTTCAGCGGCCAGCTTCTCTGTTCTTAATTTTTCCTGTTGGATGTGTCGCTCAATTTCTGCCTGCGCGTTGCGCTCGTTCATCTCGTTCAACTGAGCATCCATCTGTCTTTGTCGCTCCAAATCCTCCTGCCGGGCTTCTTCCCGGATAGCATTTAAGTGCTTTAACCTCTCGGTCTCTTTTTCAATGGCCGATATGTCCAGCTCCTCCTGGTCATCTATAAGGGCTTCCTGAAATTTTTTGGCATCGGCTCTTCTTTTTTCTTCTTCTTGTTTTCTCCGCTCCTGATCTTTAGCGGCCTGCTCCTCTTCCCTCTTTCTTTTTTCTTCATTGGCT